ACGGCTACCTCATTAGACGATGCGGAATCTGTCATCCATGTTGTTCGTATGTCCGAAAACGAAGTACGAAAAAAACAAGTGGGAGGATTCTATCGAGACATTGAATTGAATCCGGCTCATTTAATGGAAACTGAACTTCAGGAAAAAGAGAGAAGAATTGAAGGAGTATCCAAAGGACGAGACGAACGAATTTATACAATTTTAGAATGTCATGTTAATTTAGACCTTGAAGGTTTTGAAGATGTGGATCCTCAAACGGGAGACTTTACCGGAATCAAACTGCCCTATGTCGTGGCATTGGAAGAAGGCACGAGAAAAGTTTTATCGATTCGAAGAAATTATGAAGTGAAGGATCCGAAAAAAGAAAAAATTCAATATTTTGTACATTTCAAATTTTTACCTGGCCTAGGCTTTTATGGCTTTGGCCTCATTCATATGATTGGCGGATTAAGTCGAACTGCAACAGCGGCTTTACGTCAACTCTTGGACGCAGGAACGTTATCGAATCTTCCTGCCGGCTTCAAGATGCGTGGAATTAAGATGCGAGACGAAGCACAAGCTCTTCAACCGGGAGAATTCAGAGATGTCGATGCACCTGGCGGAAATTTAAGAGATGCTTTTATGATGCTTCCGTTTAAGGAACCGTCTCAAACGTTACTAGCTTTAATGGGCGTCGTGGTTCAAGCAGGACAACGATTCGCATCCATTGCGGATTTGCAAGTGGGTGAGGGAAATCAACAGGCAGCAGTCGGCACGACCGTGGCCTTGTTGGAAAGAGGCAGCCGAACGATGTCGGCTATCCATAAAAGATTATACGCCTCTATGAGAAGAGAATTTATATTACTTTCACGTGTTTTTAAACTTTATCTACCACCCGTATACCCATACGATGTTGTCGGAGGCCAAAGGCAAATTATGCAAACGGACTTCGATGCCCGCGTAGATATTCTGCCAGTTGCAGACCCCAACATTTTTTCTCAAACTCAGCGTATCTCTCTTGCGCAAACGGAGTTACAACTGGCAGCCTCAAATCCAAAGATGCACAACCAGTACGAAGTGTATCGAAATATGTATGAAGCGTTAGGTGTTAAAGACATTGATTTAATTTTAAAAAAACCACCTCAACCCATGCCAAAAGATCCAGCGCTCGAGCACATTGATGCTTTAGCAGCAGTGCCTTTTAAAGCGTATCCAGGTCAAGATCACCAAGCGCATATAACAGCGCACTTAAATTTCATGGCAACGAACATGGTTAGAAATAATCCTATGGTAACAGCTTCCATTGAAAAGAATTGCCTGGAGCACATTAGCTTAATGGCACAAGAACAAGTGGAATTAGAATTTAGAGAAGAATTACAACAAATGCAGCAGCATAAAATGGGCATGCAACAAAACCCACAAATGCAAGCTGCAGCACAGTCACCTCAAATGCAACAGATCCACGCGCAGATGCAACAAACTCAACAAAAGATTGATGCAAGAAAAGCGGTATTGATTGCAGAAATGATGGAAGACTTTATGAAGGAAGAGAAGAAAATTACTTCTCAGTTTGATAATGATCCAATTGCTAAACTAAGATCAAGAGAACTTGACATTAGAGCCATGGACAATGAAGCTAAAAGAAATGAAGCTCAAGAGAGATTAAATCTTGAAAATATGAAGGCAATGATGAATCAAGAAACTCAAGAGACTAAAATCGACCAGAACGAAGAACTGGCTGAACTTAGAGCAGATACATCAATTGAGAAACAAGAAATGGCAAATGCCAATAGAATCAAAATTGCTAAAATGAAACCCAAACCTAATGGGAGAACATAATGGCTTGGTTTGGATTAGCTAAAATAGCATTACAAGCGGGTGGTAAAATTTATGCCAACCGTCAAAGAACGAAGATGGCAATGTCTGATGCACAGTTAATGCATGCACAGAAGATGGCCAGCGGTGAGGAATCTTACCAAGGCAAATTGCTAGAAGCGCGGCAAAACGATTATAAGGACGAAATCGTTCTTTGCATTTTAACACTTCCCATAATAATTTTAGCCTGGGGAGTCTGGACAGACGATCCGGCGGCTATGGACAAGATAAAAATCTTTTTTGATCATTTTTCGGCATTACCGAAATGGTTTACCAATTTATGGATACTTGTATGTGCCAGTATTTTTGGTATAAAGGGAACACAAATATTTAGAGGAGGAAAAAAATAATGGGATTAGGATTTGCAAGATGGGTAGCTACAAAAGGTGGTAAAAAAGTTGCAGAGACTATAACTAGTCTTAAAGGAAAGTACAATATTGGTTCGGCTGACAAGATTAAATCTAAAGCGGCTAAATCAAGACTAGAATCAGCTAAATTTCATTTAGATAGAACTTTCTCTAAAACAGAGAAAAGTCTTAAAAAATTAAAAAAATCAGTAGACAAAACTAAAAATTTAGTAAAACATTACTATCCTCCAAAGGACTTTTAAAAATGGTAAACCCAAGATATAGACCCACTATTGCTAATTCCAGAAAACCTCTTGGAAGTAAAAAAGAAATAAGTGAAATAAAAGTAGATCTTGTTTTTCCTCCAAAGGAAAAATATATTGGATCGCATATTAAAAGCAAATTAGGTGATGAATATGCATCTAATAAAAGTTACGAGAAATATTATAAAGACTTAATTTAATGGACCCAGAAAATGTAATTTATAAATTACAAAAAGAGTTAGAAAGAAAAATTCAATCATTATCAATTTCGGTTACGTCCGGAGGGGTTGACAACATGGAAACATATAAGTATATAATAGGACAAATTAATGCACTGGAATCAGTGCGCCAGGAACTCTCTAGCCTGCTTGATAAGGAGCAAAATGAAGGAACAGTTGTCGACATCAACACCAAAAATTCACCTACCAAATAAAGAATTAGTTGGATTAAAAAAACCAAAAGAAATTACTAAAGAAACTACAAAATTACCTAAACCTACCGGCTGGAGAATATTAGTTTTACCTTTCAGGATGAAAGAGAAAACTGATGCAGGTCTTTTAATCGGATCAGAAACTATAGACAGACAACAAGTAGCATCACAATGCGGAAACGTACTTGCGATGGGGGACGCTTGTTACAAGGATAAAGAGAGATATCCCAACGGTCCGTGGTGCGCGGTCGGTGATTGGGTGGTCTTTGCTCGTTATGCAGGATCACGAATAGAAATTGAAGGTGGAGAAGTTCGTCTTTTAAACGAAGATGAAATATTAGCAACCGTACAGGATCCAACAGATATCCTGCACAAATATTAACCATAGGAAGGAAACTATGCCAGAGGAAAATAAAATAAAACAAGAAAACCCAAAAGTAGATTTAGATACTTCAGGACCTGAAGTCGATGTAACTTTACCAGAGGAAGTAAAAGAAGAAGAAGTAGTAGAAACCAAGGAAGAAGAAACAGTAAAAGAAGTTAAAGAAGAAGAAGTAAAAGAAGAACCAGTTAAAGAAGATGATTCTAAGTTAGAGGAATACAGTAAAGGTGTTCAATCACGTATTGCTAAACTCACAAGAAAAATGAGAGAAGCAGAACGTAGAGAAGGCGCTGCTGTTGAATATGCTCAAGCTTTAGAAGTACAAAGAAAAGAAGATCAGCATACATTTAAAAAAATGGATACTGATTATTGGTCTAGATTTGAGAAAAATGTAAAAACAGGAATGGAATCTGCTCAAAAAGAACTAGCAGGCGCTATTGAATCTGGAGATGCAGCAGCTCAAGTTGAAGCTAATAAACGGATTGCAACATTAGCCTTTGATAATGCTAAATTAGAGCAAGCCAAAGCAAATAAACCAGTTGAACAGGAACCTGTACAACTATCAGACGGTGGAAGATTACCACAGCAAACTCCGCAAAGTTTACCGGAACCTGATCCTCAAGCAGAAGCTTGGGCTAGTAAAAACACATGGTTTGGCAAAGATCGAGCCATGACCTTTACTGCCTTTGAAATTCACAAGGATCTTGTAAATGAGGGATTCGACCCTAAATCGGACGACTATTATTCTGAAGTTAATAAAAGAATAAAAGTTGACTTCCCACATAAATTTGCTATAGGTGGTGATGTAGAGCAAACGTCCAAGACCAATCAGTTGGTTGCTTCAGCTCAGAGAAGTGTAAGACCTGGACGCACAACTGTGAGACTCACATCTTCACAGGTAGCAATAGCTAAAAAATTAGGTGTGCCACTCGAAGAGTATGCAAAACAAATAAAACTCACGGAAGGAGCATAAGCATATGAAAAAAGAAACAAAAGAAACTTCTCGTGCGAGCCAAACACGGTCAAATACTGAAAGACCAAAAGTGTGGGCTCCTCCATCTTCTCTAGATGCACCCCCTGCACCTGATGGATTCAGGCACAGATGGATACGGGCAGAGAGTTTAGGATTTCAAGATTCTAAAAATATCTCTGGAAGATTAAGATCCGGTTATGAATTGGTGAGAGCCGATGAATATAAAGATCAAGATTATCCTGTAGTCACTGAAGGAAAATACAAGGGGATTATCGGGGTTGGTGGCCTTGTACTCGCAAGGGTGCCCGAAGAAATTGCGAAGTCTCGAACTGAATATTTTGCTAAACAAGCAGAAGGCCAGAACGAAGCGGTTGAAAACGATTTAATGAGGGAAGAGCATAAGAGTATGCCTATCAATGTTGACAGGCAGTCTCGCGTAACCTTCGGTGGTACAAAGAAAAGTTAATTTTTTAACTATTCCTACTCATCGATTTAAATCAACCCGTTTACATTTATGTAAACACTAAGGAGTAATAACATGGCTAATAGAAACTCAGCCGGTTTTGGGTTTAGACCAAATGGAACGTTAGGTAATACACCTGCGACTCAAGGTCTATCTCAATATTGGATTGCTTCCGCAGCATCAGTTGATCTTTTTAACGGCATGGCGATGAAATCGTCAGCCGGTTATATGATTACTGGTGAAAGTGCAACTACAGTTACGACTATAGGTGTTCTTTACGGAATCTACTATACAGCAGCAACTACTAAGAAGCCTACATGGGCACATTGGTACGATGCAACAATTACTCCAGCGAACAGCGAAGACACTCAAGCGTTCGTTAATGATAATCCTTTCCAGAAGTATACTATAGCTTCAGATGATGCAGTAGCAGCTAATGTTCCTGCAGCTCACGTGAAGTTTATGGAAACTTTCTCCGTGTATGCAAATACAGGTGGAAATACGACTACAGGGGTATCAACAACAACGCTCGATATCGCGGCAACTAACAATACAACTCACTCATGGAGACTATTAAGAAGTGCGGAAGATCCTGAAAATAATGATCTTACAGCAGCTTTTTGTACCCTAGAAGTTGTTCAAAACTTGTCCGAATTTGTCGGAACTGGAACGTAATAGGAGCATAATATGGCAATATCAAGAGCACAGCTAGTCAAAGAACTAGAGCCAGGCCTGAATGCACTATTTGGGCTGGAATACAAGCGGTATGAAAATCAACATGCTGAAATATACGTTCAAGAATCTTCTGACAGAGCTTTCGAAGAGGAAGTTATGTTATCAGGATTTGCGAATGCTGATGTAAAAGGAGAAGGGCAAGGCATCGCTTACGATGACGCTCAAGAAACTTTTACAGCACGTTACACTAATGAGACTATCGCTCTAGCATTTGCGATAACAGAAGAAGCTATCGAAGATAACCTCTACGATAGAATTGCTTCTCGTTATACAAAAGCTTTAGCAAGATCTATGAGCAATGCTAAAGAAGTAAAAGCAGTCTCTCCATTAATTAATGGTCTACCATCTGGTAGCTTTAAGACTGGAGACGCTGTAACTTTATTTAGTACTGAGCACCCGACGGTTGCAGGAGTATTTAGTAATACTTTAGCAACAGCGGCGGATCTTACCGAAACGTCAATGGAGCAAGCTTTAATAGACATTGCTGCAATGACTGACGAACGAGGTCTTAAAATTGCTGCTAAAGGAGTGAAAATGATCATTCCTTCTAACACGCAATTTACTGCTGAAAGATTATTTAAATCTCAAGGCAGAGTGGGAACAGCTGATAATGACATCAATGCAACTAAATCTATGGGAATGATTCCTCAAGGATATCGAGTGAATAATTTCTTAACTGATACGGACGCATGGTATATTATTACAGACGTGCCAAATGGCATGAAAATGTTCAACCGTGCACCATTGACAACTGCAATGGAAGGTGATTTCGATACTGGAAACGTTAGATATAAAGCTAGAGAAAGATACGTCTTCGGATGTTCTGACCCTAGAGGTATCTATGCATCACCAGGTGCGTAGTAACATACACACAAATCTTAACTAAAAAAAGATGGGGCGGCCGCAATGTCGCCCCATTTCTATGTTATAATTAAGAAATTAATATGAAAACTTTTCTAATAAAAATTCGATATTGTGGTTATTCTGCTGACTTTAAAGTCACAGCAGAAGACTCTCCTCAAGGTATCGAAAACTCTATCCTTGACAAACTAGGAAAAAATGAGGTATTATTTGAAAAAAATGGATTTACTGCAAAAAACGGTAAATGGATAACCTATGAGGAGGTTACAAATGACCGAAGACCTATACACTACAAAGAGGTCCTTGGAACTAGAGTGGCAACAGGAGCACCTGAAGGAGGGCAAGTATAATATTAATATGTCTTATATTGATAAGAAAATTCAGGAAATTGTTAAACAGATTATTGCTCGAGAGTTTGAAGACGCTACTCGTCTTGACCAAATTAAAGACGCCAAGCCCGAAGTATCGATAGCCACTTAAGCGCTATCAAAAATCATACAAAACCGCAGGGATACCTTGCACTCTACTCAAAAGTAGGTTATAAAAAATTACTATACAATTATTAATTAGATCTAGACGCGTATAGTCGACGGCCTAGAGACTAGATCTACATAATCTAGGAGGATTATAATTATGGCAACAACTACATTTTCGGGTCCAGTAAAAGCGGGCACGATAAGTAATACCACAGGGACTACTGTTGGCACAAATATGGCTAATGTAGGTTCTGTGTTAATGTCGCAAACAGAAAAGATCACTCAAGTTGCTGCTACTACTACAACAGACATTATAATTCCTGCAAATAGCCAATTGGTTTCTGCAGATTTATATGTAAGTGTTGTATGGAGTGGAAGTGGAAGTACAGCTGGCTTAGGTTATGTGGGTGATGCAACTGCATTTACCGCAGCATTAGCAATAGCTGGTGGTACTTTAGGTATCATTAAGATTACAGCTGGAGCTAGTAAAGCAAGAGTTGACGCATGGGCAGACGTTGGAGACACAGATAG